GCATAGGTCAGACGGCCATCAATGTAGGACTGGAGCCGGGGCGCATCCTCCATCACCTGCCGGGAAGCGGCGATCCACGTCCCGATGGTCTCAACGATGGCGGTCTCTTTCTCGAAGTTGACCGACGCCTGATTCTTTTCGGCGGTTTCTTCCGTCTGCTCACCCGCTCCCGGATAGGTGGTATCAATCACCTCACGGAAATACTCAATCGAGTTGGATGAAGTCGGGGTGCGGGCCATCAAATCAAACAGGCGCATTTCCCGCTGGCCCGGCTCGAAAATGATTTCGTTGTCGCGGTCGGCGAACACGGGCGCACGGTCGGCGGTCAGGTCGCCACGGGTCGCCCCCGCAATCTGCTTTTTCTCGAACATGCTGCCGACCTCGAAGGTATCAGCCTCATACGCCTTCTTATTCCTCGCCCCCTGATACTGGTCAGACAGGATGAACTGCTGGCCGGGAGTGGCGAGCGTAATTTTGTCGCCGCCGCCAAAGCCGGGCCGCTTGCTCTTGACTTCCATTTCGGAAAGGCGAGTCTCCATCGACTTCTTTTCGGTTTCGAGGGCGAGCAACTTCTCTTCGGCCTTGCCCATGGCATCCTTGATCTGGGAAATGGTCTGTGCTGAACCTTCCAGCCCCTTGGCCTGTTTGTCGAGGCCATCCTTGATGATGCCCTCGCATTTCTTGATTTCCTTTTCCAGCAGTTCCTGAAGCTCCTTAAACTCCATGACATATACTCCTTTTGGTTAGTTGTGATTGACGCCGAAAGCCGCTGCCAAACGCGCCGTCAGTTCTTCCGGCAACCGTGCAATGCGAGTGTCAATGATTGACGGCTCACTTGGGGGAGTGGGCTTGCCCGGCTCCCCGGTTGCGGATTCGATAGCGTCTAGCAGTGCCTTCAATTCGGTACGCACCTGCGCGAGGTGCTTAACATCAATCGGCTGACCCAATGCCAGCCGATCTGCAAAAGACTTTACGCCCGTGATGACCGCCGCCTCGTTTGCGCCGAAGTCCACCGGGCCGAACTCGAACAGTTTCAACTCTTTCAAGGTTCTGATGCCCGACTTGGCATCATACGCAAAGTCGATAGCTTCATATGCGATTGACATATCCGTGATCACGCCGTCGGCGGCAAGCTGCAGCACTTCATCACCCTTGGCTGTTGCGGAAATGATGGACTCCGTATATAAGCCCTTGTCATCTTCCTGCATGACAACCGGCCTACCAATGGGCGTGTTGTGATTGTAAAAAACCTTGACCGACTTGCCCCGCTCGCGGATGGTCTTCTTGAACGCGCCAGCCTTGATAGTATCGTTCACGCGGTCAATGTTGCCAAACATGGCTGCGTGCCCAATGATCTTGCGCTCGCTGATCGAGATGCCCGCAACCGGTAAAGTTTTAAATTCCATGACCTCTCCTTATACCACGTATCCTATCGCGCATCGACAGTTTATCACGTTTCCCGCGCTGCCGCTGGGGTCGCCGGGATACATCAACTCTTCACCGCTCACGATGAACGGCTCATCAATCGGTACGTTCGCCACATTCGTATGGTCGTAATCCGAATTGTCGCCGTCCCGGGTGCGCTCATCCTCTGTCGATATCCATTCCTTTGCCATCACCACCCCGGACTCGGTAGCCGATTCAAGGCTCCCCGCGTTGCCCGCCGCATGGGATTCAGTACGGGCAATCATGGCCGAGCGGTAAGCGGATTCGATAAGCCCCGCCTCCCGGATGGCGGTGGCAACCTCGGCATTCGTAAGCCCATCATCGATGCCACGCTGGACAATGATGGCAATGCGAGCCTTGGTCGTATCCGTAACCTCGGTTACTTTACGCCCGGCATACTTGCGGATATAAAGGCCCATGCCCGCCTCGAACTCGGGCGACATTTGCACCGCCCGCTTCTTGCCCCGCGTCACCTCGACAATGGCATTCTGCGTGTTGCGCCCGAACTGGATATAAGAATCATGCATCACGGCTGATATGGAGGTTGCCAGTTGATCGGGCTTGACCGCCGCCGTCGGCTTGCGCCCGGCCTCGGCTGCCCTTGCCGCCGCCATGTACATCCCTGCGATTTGCCTTCGTATCCGCATTTCATGCGCCTTGGCAATGCGGATATAAAGACGTTCCTGTATCCGTCTTTCCAGCTCCGGGCGGCGAAAGACCTTAGCCATTGTCGCCCTCATCATCCTCTTCCGGCTTGCCCTTGGGCGGCACTGGCGCGGGCTTGGCAAACGGATTAGGTTCCGGCTCCGGCTTGGCCTGTTCAAATTTAGCCAGCGGCGCAATGATGGCGCGAGCCTGTTGATCGCTGACATTCGGGAACGATACCAGAATCAACTGCAACGCGGACTCGGCGGGCATCATGCCATCCGCCACCGCCTGAACGATGCCCTGCAGGGCCGTCACCTGCGCCCCGTTCATGGCAGTGTTAGCAACCGGGGCATCGGTGGCAGGGGTAGCAGGTTCGGAGGGCACGACGGGCTTCTCCGGCCCGTCTCCGTACGTAATCCGGGCCGCGTCGTCCCCGCCCTGCTCCTGCTCGCCCACCTCGAAATTGGTCGGTAGCAACCCCGGCGGCAGGTAGCCAATGTCCGCGCCGTCAACCCCTTCCGTATCGAATCCCAATTCTAAGAACGTATTAATGCGGTCAAACGGCATACCCATATCCCAAAGCTTCTTCACCCGGTCAAGCTTCTCGCCCTGATCCTGCTCCAAAGCCTCAACCGCCGACAGGTCATAAGTGAGCCGAACATCATTCCCAAACGGATATGCCAACTGCAGATTGAGTTGCGCTTCAATCTCACGAAGCACGGGGATCAATCCCTCCATCCAGAAGATGCGCCGAGCGGTCTTGATGTTATTCAGGGTAGCATCATCATACACGCCCACCATCGGGGGCGGCACGGAATACGCGGCGAATATCTCCAGCCGGTTGCGGTCGCGGGAATCAACGAAGTCCAGTTCATGCGGCGTGTTGCCCATGCTCTGATATTTCAGGCTGGACACCCAAGGCTGCCGCCCATGTTCCGGGCCGCTCTGCTCGGTTATCCATTTTAGATTCTGCTCATACTGATCCTGAGTCATATCGTCTTCGCCCGTGAAGATGCCCACCGGGACGCCGTGATTTTGTAGAGTTACCTTCTGGAAGTTGGCCGCTTCCATGTCAATGTCAACCGGCTTCGCCGCTGCCTGTAGCGGAGACAGACCGTAGTAGATCGAGCCGGGCGAAGCATACTTTAGATGGATAACCTCTTCCGGTAGCAGACGGTCTGACTTGCCGTTGCCCTGAAATTTCCAGCCGTCCACCATCCGATCCCGGCCCGGTATAACCTGCATCGAATCAGGCATCAAGGGCCACCACTCATAGGGCAGGTTTGCCCCGTTGCGGATGACCCTGCCCCAGGCGTCGCCCGTCAGGTCAAGCCAGTAAACGGACATCTTCATCATGGTCTGAAAGTCAATCTCGGGATTGGGCTTGGCAAGCAATGCGGATAGAGGATGATCTTCTACCGGCTCCCACTCGCCGCCCCGCTTGACCTCGACAACCCAAGGCACGGACGAAATGTTATCCGCCCGCAATCGGATACAGGCATAAAGCCATACTGACTTACGATATGCTTCGATGGCTTGAGAAGTGTTATACTGCGACCATTTGTAGGAAGTCCAGTTCGGGCTGCCCGATAGCAACTGGTATATGGGCAAGGATTTAAACTCGCGGGAGCGATAGTCCTTGCGCTCACCCCGGCTGCCCCGGAAGTAGTCAAGGAAGCTCATCGAATGATACCGCGCTTCATCGGGTTGAAATGCTCAATGCCAGGTTTGACCGGGGCCGCAACGCGCCCGATGAATGAGGTAGTGGCATTGCGCCACGGCTCTACACCATATCGGATAGCGTCAATCGCATGGTTGTAATCGTCAATCGGTTCCGGCATGGGCTTGCCCTCTCGGTTTTCGCGCCAGCAGTAGTTTTCAAGCTCGGCCTGTAGGGATACCGACCGGCGAGTGATATGAAGCTTCTTGGATAGGAGCCAGTCAATCCCCTGCCTCACGCTGTCCGGGCCCTTGGCCGCGCCATGCACGTTAAGCCCGGCATGGCATAGCTCCCGGATAGACTTAGGCTCACTACTGTCGGCGATAAACGGGCCAGTGATGCCGGCCCGCTTGAGTTCGGCAGCGAGTTGCTGATTGGTCAACCCGGTTTGGTACAGCACCTCATCAATCCAAAGGTCATCCCCATTGGAATAGATGGCAACCGCCGCCGCCGGGTCAACCGAGAAGCCAAGGTCAAGGCCATACGACAAGCGGGAATGGGCCTTAACCTCATCGGATATATTCTCGATGATATCCCAGTTCGTGAAGATCACGCCCTCGGCATCGCCGAACTCGCCCAAGAGAAACCGGCGCCGCTTGGCATCGGGCAAGTGTTCTAGGTTGCTTGCGATGTAACCAGCGGGCAGGTTCTCCGCGTTGTGAAGCGGGTTGATCTGCAATGCGGCATAGATATCACGATTGGGGATAGGCGCATTCGTTTCCGGGTCAACCCCTTGAATGTAAACCCGGTTAGTCCAGTGGAACTTGGACGGAGGGTTTTCGTCAAGGAAAAGCTTCGGCACGCAGCCCGCCACATTCTGCGCCAGCCGGGTGAGCACGGTCGTAACTGTGTTGTAACCGATCTGGGATACTTCGTTCAGATAGATGGTGGCGTATTCACGCCCAAGAATCTTGTCGATGCGGTCCTTGTCGTCAAGACCGTCAACCCAGATTTCCGATACCTGCCCGCCCCGATGGATGATGGCGAGGTAATGATCCGACTCCCGATATTCGCATACCGCATCGATGCCAAGGAACTTGACGGCGGCGGGCAGGGTGTCAAGCCAGATCGAAGCGCGGGCATGGGCGTACCTAAGCCGCGCTATCAGGTGCCTACTACCCGGATACTTCATGGCGCGGATAAGGATGAAGCATACAATCAGGAACGTCTTACCCGACCTTGCGCCGCCATAGAACAGCACACGGGTAAAGCCCACCAACAAAGCGAAAGCCTCACGCTGTCTGTCCGTGAGGCGGTCAAGGAAATTCTTTCCCATGTCAATCAGGATGGGCTTAGACATCATCAAACTCCTTGCCCATCACCACGGTTAAACCCGACTGTATATCCAAGTCCGACTTGTCCCGCTGCCCGAGGTACTGCTTGCCAAGCCAGATTTGCATGACCGTGTTGTTCTGTTTGATGGCATTGTCGAACTGGGCACGGCGTAAACTCTTTTTGCCAGCCTCATGGCCTTTGTCAATCTCTGTTCGAAAACGGCGATGGAGTGTGTCTTTGGATACGCCCAAGACTGCGGATATTTCCTCATACGTGCATTGTATGAGGGCGAGTTCATAAACTTCGTTTGCGTCAACTTCTGCCTTTGGCCTTCCCATGTGAGATAGTCAATCATAAAAAAAAGGCTTTGTCCAGTTTTTTTTACTTTATTTTCACTGACTCGGATATTGGCATGGGTCATGCTCTTACGTGCGCGGGCGTAAGATAGAATCTAAGATTTAGATTTAAGAATGCTCCGCATGGGAAATTGCCCCACACGGCATTACGGGATATTTTTCACGGATGCGGTCTGCCGTTGCCCAATCAAACCTTTTCCAAATGGTGTTAAATCTTTGGTCTGCCCATTCCCCTGCTTCGCGCAAGGGTTTAAAGAAGTTGTTTTCCGATTCTATCGCGTCGGAGAATATGCCATATTGTATTCCTTGCTCGTGTAGAATCAGGGCCATGACTTCCCCGCTTCGGCAAGTTTCCCATGCTTTGGGATCGGCTTTAAACTTTTCGAAGGCATGGTCGAAATGATCTTCCATCCGTTTCATTTCGTCCCACCTCATCCCACAATCTCCCTGATTCGGTTCAATCTCGGAAGTATAATCTCTTTGATGTATCGGGCGGTGGGTGTAGTTTCGTCGGGGAGTTCGGCGAGGATGGCGCGGATGGCGTCAAGCTTGTCCTGTTGCTCCGGCATGAACGGCCCTTCGGTGTCGGGCTTGGCATTGGGCGGCGTGTTGCCGCATTCCCGGCACTCGGTCGTGCCGATGCCCTTGTTCCAGCCGAGACAATTGGGGCTGCAATGCTTTTTCATCTTGCCTCCCAATCGGTAAATCTTCCTTTTTCGCGGACAAATGATAGTATCGCTTTCCCAATTGCCCGGTTCCGTGCCTTGGCAATGTTGCATTCGACTTTGTTTTGGTCGGCTAATTCTTTGTAATATCCTTCCCGGTAGAGCAGCATCACAACGTCGGCATCTTGCTCAAGGTTTCCTGAATCGCGGAGGTCGCTTAGGACGGGCCTCTTATCCTCCCGCTGTTCTACCCCTCGGTTGAGCTGCGACAGGGCCAGCACGGGGCAGTCTAGTTCCTTGGCGACGGCTTTTAGACCACGGCTGATTTCCCCCATGGCATCGTTGGTGGATAGCCGGGGATTCTTTTTGATAAACCCAATATGATCCACGACTATCATGTCCAGATTATTTTTCAGTTCGGCTTTCAGTTTGCGGGCGCGGGCGCGGATTTGCGCGACGGTGATAGTGGGTGAGGCATCCACGAAGAGTCGGGCGGCTCGGAAGAAGTCTTGCGCCCCGGTCAGGCTCATCCATTCATCTGCGTTTAAATCACAGATTGTCATACTTTTGAGACTAATGCCGGTATCAATTCCGATGAGTCTTTGGGTTAGTTGCCGACAAGACATTTCCAGAGAGAAAAACAGGACGGTCTTTTTCGCCTTGAACGTCATATTGTGACAGATATTTAGGGCAAGGGCGGTCTTTCCCATGGATGGACGCCCAGCGAGCAAGATTAAATCTCCGGGGTCTATGCCCATGAGAATATCATCGAGGTTGCCGAGTCCGGTCTTGAGCCCACGGACTCCGGCTTTGTCGCGGTGGTCGCAAATGAAATTAAATTCTTCTCGGAATGCTTCGGCAATGGGGATGCAAGAATTTTTTATCACGCGCTGATTGATTCGTTCGATGGCAGTTGCGGCCTCATCCAAAAACTCTTCCGCGCTTTCCGGCTCGGCATAGGCAGCCATTGCCAACTCGCGGGCGGTTTCGATGAATCGGCGGAGCATGGCCTTGGAGCGGACAATGCCAATCCAATGAGCGACATTGGCGGCAGTGCTGATATGCCCAGCCAGTTCGGATATGGATGGATGCCCACCTGCCGCTTCTAGTTTTCCGGTAGCGGTCAAGTGGTCGCAGATGGTCAGCATGTCCACTGGCATATTGGAATTGAATAATTCTATCATTACCCCAAATATTACTTTGTGCTTCGGAGAATAGAAGTCGGCTGGGGATAGCAGGTCGGCTGATTGGGCGAGGCTATCGTTATCCAGCACGGCGGCGGATAGGACGGATAGCTCGGCATCGAGATTATGGGGCGGTATGAGGTTAGTCATGGTCTGATTCCCTTTCGGATGCTTCTCGTTCCTCTTGTGCTTTTAGGATGGCGCGGACGCGGGCGCGTTCGGCGTCTTGCTCCGGGGTTGTAATCGGCTTGCTATCCGCCTTAATATTATTCCGATATGCATTGATCCGCTTGGGTAGCAGACTGAGGGGATGGCCGGGGCCTGAAACGTATGGGGTAGTATCCCGGAGATATGCCATCATAATATTTTTTAATTCTTCCCCTTCTAATTTGCCGGTTGTGACCATTGCTCCTAACCGGGATGATGCGGCGGTATCCGGACCCATTGCGACGGGATCGGTTTTCCCTAGTTCGCGGTGAATGTCAATCCATATTTTCCAAGCTTGGAATTTGGTGAGGTCGGGGTCTTTTTTTGACCGGGTTTTTTTGACTTTCGTTCCCGCGCCGCTTGCGGTCGCGGATAGACTTATCTCATCTTCTAATTCTTCAACATTCTTACATTCTTTCATTCTTACATTCTTGATAGGTGTTGTATCTATGTTGTTGCTATGTTGTTCCTTTGTTGTTTCTTTGTTGTTGTCTATGTTGTCAAGTATGTTGTCAGATTGGTAAAGTATCCAATTCGTTATAGTAATTAGTCTTCCTGTCTTTGTTGTTTCCTCTGTTATAAAATCAAACTTTTTAAATTTTAGTAGGGCAGACCTTACAGCCTGTATTGTGGTTCCATCGCCTGCCTTTTGCCTGATTGACTCAAGGGATGTTACCATTTGTCCGGGCTTGACCGTAAACTTTTGGCCCTTCCATATCCAAGATTTTTCTTTGTGGCTTGCCATCCAAAGTAACGCCATGATGATTGAACGCTGATCCGCAGTTCCTTTTTTCCAAAGGTGATGGTCAGCCATCGCCCGCCATGCTTTTATATATCCCCTATACATTATTGTATTCTCCACAAGCACGGTATTGATGGTACAGAGCGCACCGGGAAGAGTTCAGAAAAGAATCATCGGGCCAAAATTTCCTTGTGGTCGGGTATATTACGCCTTGGCTGGCGCGACCACCCCATGTCCTCGCGATGCCACTAACTGATATTCCCGGATTGCTCTCTCTACCATCAATTCCCAAGCAAACAAAAAGCTCTACGGGTAGGCGGATGGAATCGGTTGTGGCGCAACTGATAGGTCTGCCTGACCCGTAGAGCCATTTGAAAAATTGGAAATAACCTAAGAGTTGCGCCATACCCATAACTCTACCTCATCCCCCGTCGGTTGTCAAGCCTGATTCGGATATTCTTTTTCAGCACTTCGCCAGCAGGGCGCGGGCTTCACGGCAGGCCACCATTAACCCAATGCTGACCGTATTGGTATTTTTCTCTTTCCCTCGTTTCGCCTGCCCTTCAACCCTGTCACATAACCGGCTTATCATGTTCTTCAATTCCGTGACTTCATCCTTGAGCCGTTCGATCTCCCCGAGTGCATCCATTTGAAAGTCCATCACTTTCCCCCTTCCTTTATCGCGGCGGTGGCGGCGGCGACGGATTTCTCAATCGTCGATTCGCAGCCTGATCGGTTGACGTTGATTGTCCAATCGAAGCACTTGGTATTACCTCTCCAGTTAAGGTCAATAAAAAATCCATCCCCCTGCCATGCGATAGGTTCGATGCCCTCGATGTCGGGCGCGGAGAGGATGGAGGCGATTTTATCGCGGCAACAATTTTCCCCGCCGTTATGCCAGACAATCATTTTGGCGTTATCCTCGAATATCTCCATGATCCTCTCCAGCTTATTCATCGTTCCTCCCTCTGCCCGCAGGTTGGGCAATAGACTCGTTGATGCGGGCACAACGACCGCTCACCTTCCCACTCCCCGCAGTCCGGCTCGCAATCGCAATCGCCAAGGCCGCATTTTATTTCAAATGGTTCCCCCTGCCCGAGAATCGTTATGATGTGGCCAATTTTATGGCAGGTATTTTTGCATCCTTCCCTTGACAGTTGACAGTCCAGGCACATTTCATCCCAGATCGCCATGGCCGTTGCCGTTGCATTATTCATCGTTCCTCCTTCGCGGGCTTGCCGCAGACGGGACAGAAGTTATACCAGTCAAGCCATTGCCTCCATGTGCTGTTAAAATATCCCGGCTTAAACCCTAGCAACCACATCACGATTAGGGCGAATAGA